ATGTCATTATTTAAATCATTAGCCATCAAGGTTTTGATGTAACGATTAGGTGTAGTGTCACTACCTTTTACAAATCGCTTGTACATAAAGCGTTGTAGGTATGGACGTATTGTAGCAGAGGTAGCATAGTAAGTCGGGCCATCTGGTATCTCCAACTTATATGTACCGCCAGACACAACCTCAACTTTAACCTTTTTACCATTGATGGTTTCCTCACCCATAATAGGTGAATGGTTTATGCGTAGTCTAGCAAGCGTACTTGCCTGAGACTTTTGTTGGGTGTCTACAGACATGCCCATTGCTTCAGCCATTGCGTTAAAGTTTGATGTGTTTATTGTTGATACTTGGTTCATGTATTCTCCTTTTCTGTTAAAACGAATCTTAGTTATATCACGACACGTCTACTGTGTCAAGCCAATTATCACCTATTTTTGCTTCTAATAATAATGGTAAGTTGAAGTCGATATTCCACTTACGATTTACTATAGTAATCAGTGAGTCATTGGCAGCTTTTATTACTCTTAGTACTTTCTCCTTCTCGTTTGGATGCACATCAATCACGATTGAATCGTGTACTGTATTGACTATGCATGATTGCATTTGATTGATACCTAACAACTGATCAATGTATATCAGTGATATAGGTACGATGTCGGCAGTGGCAAAGGATTGTACAGGGAAGTTTTTAATCTGTGTGAAATATGTCACACTACCATTTGATCTACGTACCACATCTGGAAATGAGAACTCACGTCCTGATGGTGTAGTTATCTTACCTGTACCCAATGCTTCACGTGCCAATTCTTTGTGCCACTTAGCTATGCCAGAATACTTTTTGGTAAACTGTTCATAGTACGCAGCTTCCGCAGGGGTACGTCCAAAACCACTAGCACCATATAGAGGGGCAAAGGTATGAGACTTTGCATCCTGTCTGGAAATGTTTTGACCTGCATCAGATATAACCTTTGCGGTATAACTGTGTACGTCAAAGCCAGTAGTCACCTCATTAATAGCTGTTCTGTCCTGAGATAGGAACGCAGCGACACGAAATTCTAACTGAGCAAAGTCAGCTTCCATTATCTTGCCGCCATCCCATCGTGACTTGAACACTCGCTTGACTGGGAACGTACCCCCACGAGGCATATTCTGCATATTAGGATTAGCCCCTGACAATCTGCCAGTAGCTGTCCTGTGTTGTAGCAAGCTGACGTGTAGCTTACCATCTTGTTTTACAAAATTGTGGATACCTTCCACAAAGCTTGAGAGATATGTGTCAACAGCAGACAACCTACGCACTCGCTGTAGGAAGTGAACTGCGTCTTGCATATCACGTTGTCTAGCCACACCTTCAAGGTATACAAGTCTGTCCTTGCTTGTGGCGAAACCGTTAGCTGAAATCCATTTTGCAGTTGGGGCATTAAACTTTAACCCTGCAATAGTATTTTGAATATAATTATCATAAGTAAAACCCGAAGCATCGCAATTGATACATCTGTTAGTTCTGGAATAGGGTGTTCCATCTTTCTTAACCTTTCTTATCTGACCAGTGCCTTTACATGCAGGACACTGCTTTGCTTTTTGTTTATACAACTTCTCTGAATTGTTGTGTACCGTTGAACGGTAGTCGGCATCAGGCATGTATGGATCAAACAAATCTGCCCATACCTTCTTGTCTTTGGGTTTCTTGCTGTAGATAACCCAAGATAATTGCTCTGGACTGTTGAGATTAATAGGCGTATCACCCATCAGTTCACGTACCTGTTCTTCTAGTTCACGTGTCAATGTGACACGCTCCTGCTCAAACTCTTTACGCACCTCTTCCAAAGCGTCCAAGTCAACGGCAAACCCACGCTGATAAATACGTGCAAGGTGTACTGCCAGTTGATTGGTCAACTTAATTGTTCCTTCCAGTGAGCTACACTCCTCGTACTGTTTCCGCAAACGGTCATACAATTGCTGTGTAGCATGTAAGTCAGCAGACAGGTAATCAGATAACTCAGTGTGATCCATGTCACGTACTGACTTACCTGCCTTGAGCCACTCCTTGAGGCTGTCTTGTTTCTTTGTGTCAAGGTCATACCTCTCAGCGCAAGCCTCAAGGGATAGTGGTTCTTTCTGCCCACGCTGTAGAATGTACTCACCTAGCATGGTGTCAAAAATTGCACCCTTGTAGGTGAACCCTGACTCCCATAGCCACATCAAGTCATGTGATGCATTGTGCATAATGAGAAGGGAAGTCTCGTCCAGTTTGCGTTGAACTATAGACCTCCCCTCTGTGGTAGGTTGTTGCTCTGAGTGATCGAATGTTACAATGTCCTCGTGTCCAAGATCATCTAGCATACCCACCATAACCAATGTATTGTCTGGCTCGAAAGGATCAAGGTGTAGCTTGTCATTTCGTTTGGTCACAGTGTTTTCTATGTCGAGTGTTAGTTTCATTAATTCTCCTTATAAATACTTGGGATTTCCCATTCATCCCAGTCTTCATCTATCATGTCGTTATCTACGTTATAATGTGTATCAAGGTCTTTGTCAAACTTTTTATTATGTGCATACAAACTTAATGCATGTTCGACTTCATCAATACTAAGCCCTAATCGTTTAACAAATGTATTCAATCTTATCTCGTCAAATATATCCTTATGTGTCATGTAGTGTACCCCCTCTTAGCTTTGCATAGAACGCACCCTCTGTGCTATTCAGAGAGGTAACAAGGTCTAGCAATTGTTGATATGATATATAAATAATCTGGTGTTCATTTAAATTGTTTTCAAACTGTCTTAAATAAACAGTGTCTTCGTCACTGATTACCATCTCGACATCTTCAAACCTGTTCGTTTCATCTAATGATGTAATTATTGAGGCGTCTTTTTCAAATTCGACTGTGTACATTTGTTAGCCCTTTCTTTTTCTTTGGCACGTTGTCGTTCCTCTTTTGTCATGTGCCTTATTTCTTTTGAAATACCCTTGCGTTTATTAATGTGCCATTCCTTTGCTTCTGTCACACCATGTACCTCGCTGTCTTGTATTCTAATTCGCAATGGACAACACCATGCCATCCAGATAGTTTATTCTTCACAACATTCAAGTGACGTTGTGTGTCCTCTTCCTCTTGACCATCAACCACTGGGTTCTTAGCAATCAGTACCATGAGGTCTGCCTCTGCTGCCTTACCAGTACGTGAACCTTCCATCATACTCTGGTTCAGTAACACCTTACCCTCTGCGTCAGCAGATAACTGAGACATGTAGAAGATAGCACAGTTATGTGACTTGGCAATCTGTCGGGCATAGATTGCATTAGCTTTCAGTGCCTCGTCAGGTCTGGCAAAGCCACCTGTTCTGGCAAACTTGTCGCCCATGTCAAGCACCACGATGTCAGGTTTGTACGATTTACATACTGACTCTACCCATGCCATGTCACGATCAGATGCGTCCTTGATCTTGATGTTCTTCTTGACTGCATTATAAACGTCACGTGCTCTGGCAGGATTGTTCTTGACTTCTTGCATTGTCATACCTGTAGCTGCTGTCAGATACCTAGCACCAACACGGTGAGAGGCTTCCTCGTTACATAGTACAATACACTTTGCACCCTGATGGGCGAACCC